TTGGGCAAACAGAGGTTTAAATATGTGGACTGTCACACAAGCCACTACATCTATTGTTTCTGGAACGGCAACTTATTCTTTCGATGCTACTTATGTCGATCTCTTGGAAGTTGTTTTAAGGAATAGTAGTGGTACAGACTTTACATTAAGTCAAATGAGTAGAAGTCAGTATCTAACTATTCCTAATAAAGCAAACTCTGGACAACCAAGTCAATACTTTTTTGATAGACAAACTATTCCTACAATAACTTTATGGTCTACTCCAGATGCTTCTTACACATTAGTCTATTATTTTGTAAGTCGTATTCAAGATGCAGATAGTTTAGTTAACAATGCAGACACACCATTTAGGTTTCTTCCTTGTATGGTAGCAGGTCTTGCATACTATTTAGCTATGAAGAGAGCACCAGAAAGAGTTCAACTATTAAAGTCTGTCTATGAAGAAGAATTTCAAAGAGCAGCCGCCGAGGATGCTAATAGCACTCCTTTAAAATTAACACCTAGCATGTCCTACTATAGTTATTAAAATGGCTAGATACGCAACAGGAAAAAAAGCATGGGGTTTTTCAGATCGTTCTGGATTTCGTTATCGCTTGCGAGAAATGAAAACCGAATGGAATGGTTTGAAGGTTGGTCCTGATGAGTATGAAGAAAAGCATCCTCAATTAAAGCCTAAGTATCCAGGCCCAGATCCGACAGCCTTGTATCAGCCACGACCACATCAAGATACAGAAACAACTATTTTTGCAGTTTACACAAGCACTGGCAATGGAATTATAGGAAAAAAGTTGACAAGTTATGAGGCTACGGCTAGTGTCGGAACAGTTACAGTGAGTATATCATGAGTTTTACATTAACAACATTAAAGCAATCCATACAAGATTGGACACAAAATAGTGAGACAACTTTTGTGAATGAATTAGATTTCATTATAAAAAACGCAGAAGAAAGAATCTTTAAAAGTGTTGATTTAGATTATTTTAGAAAAAATGTAACTGGTGTAATGAGTAGTGGTAATCAGTTTCTACAAAAGCCTTCAGATTATTTAGCCTCGTTTTCCTTATCGTTTGTAAACGCAAGCAGTGAAAATGTATTTCTTTTACAAAAAGACGTAAATTTTATACAAGAATATAACCCTAATCCATCAACTACTGGAACACCTAAATATTATGCTTCTTATGACATAGACAATTATATTGTAGGTCCTACTCCAGATTCGAATTACACTGTAGAACTACACTACTTTTACAGACCAGCATCAATAACAACGGATGACAGTGGAACAACATGGATAAGTGAAAATGCTTCAGATGCTCTTTTATATGCTTGTCTAGTTGAAGCTTACACCTTTATGAAAGGTGAGGCAGATATGCTACAATTGTATACACAAAGATACGGAGAAGCCATAAGCAGACTTAAAGTTTATGGTGAAGGTCAAGAAAACAGTGATGCTTACAGAGACGGGTTACCTAGAGTCAAACGACAGTAAGGTAGTCTTGTGAAAGATAAAAGTGTAGCAATTGTTGGGCTAGGTAATAGCTTTTCAGAATATATATTAGCAAAAATTAGAAGTGAGCATTTTGATGAAGTCTGGGCAATAAATGCTATGGCTGGTGTTATTTATCATGATAAAGTGTTTATGATGGATCCACCTTCTCGTTTCTTGGATCAAAAGTTTGCAGGTAAGCAAACAAATACTATGAAACAAAGGTTAGAAGCTAAATTAAATATACCTATATTTTCGTGTATCTTAGACGAGAGATGTCCAGATGTTGTTGAATATCCATTGCAAGAAGTTCTTGAAAAAACTAAATATGCATACTTAAATAACACTGTTGCCTACAGTATTGCTTATGCCGTAGCACAAGAAGTATCGGACATCCATTTATATGGTATTGATTTTACTCATAAAAATGTAAACTTTGCTGAAGCGGGAAGAGCTTGTTGTGAATTTTGGTTAGCCATAGCCACTGCAAAAGGAATAAAAATTCATATAGCACACAACTCTTCTTTATTGGATACTAATGTTCCAGACGATCAAAAATTATATGGCTATCACAGACTAGAAGATCCTATTGTTTCAACAGTCACACAAGGTAGTATGTTGATTACAAGAAAATCTAAACTAGAGCCACCAAACCCAACAGATGAAAAACCTAATATAGTAGGTAGAGAAGACATAGCAGGAGTAACTTATGAGGAGTAAAAATGTTTGAATTAGGTATAAGCAGTGTAGGAAGTGTTAATGTAATGACTTCCGACAAAGGAGGTTTATCAAATGAGCAAGTTGCTGATTTGGCAGTTGATAAAATAGTTAGTATCTCTGATGAAGCTCCAGCTCATATTAGGCAACAAGCAAATCAATTTAGAGAACACCTTAAACATGTTCTCTATCACTATCTGCTCTTGGCAAGAAAAGAAGAGCGTGGTAGTATAATCCAAGCTTTGAACTCAAGTGGTCATAAAGAAATGGCTGAATATATAAGGAGATTATAACATGGCTATAGCCCAAGCGATGTGTACATCATTTAAAAAAGAATTAATGTTAGGAACACATAACTTTGCGACAAACGGAAACGCTTTTAAATTAGCACTTTATGCAGAAGGTGGTGGCGGTAAATCTTCTACTACTGCAACTCTAGGTGCGACATCAACTGTCTACACAACAACAGGTGAAGTTGCAAACAGTGGTAGTTACGCTGCTGGTGGTGGTGCTTTAACAAAAGTAGCTCCGAACACTAACGGTACAACTGCTTTTACAGATTTTGCTGATATAAGTTTTACAACGGCTTCAATCACAGCTATGGGTGCATTAATATATAACGACACTAATGGTGATAAAGCAGTCGCTGTGTTAGATTTTACATCTAACAAAACGTCAACATCGGGCACTTTTACAGTTCAGTTTCCAACAGCAGATGCAAGCAATGCGATTATAAGGATAGCTTAAATGTCATCTCTACAAGGTTGGGGTAGAGGTACATGGGGTCAAGGTCCTTGGAATGAAAAAGTTAACGTTCTTGTTACTGGTGTTCAAGGAACAACTGCATTAGGATCCCCATTAGGGCTTCCTAGTGTTTTTGCTGAAGCTGCTTCTGTATCTGCTACTGTTCTTTTATCTAGGACTTCTCTTACAACGATAGTACATACTGTTACTGTTGTAACGAATAATCCTTCAAATCATCCGTACTATAATGTTGGATCGTACAACAAGTTTGCAATCGGTGGTTCAACAGCTACAGTAGATGTGACTTTAGATTTACAAGAAGGAAACACTTATCGGTTTGATCAAAGTGATAGTAGTAATAATGGTCATCCTTTAAGATTTAGTATTACACCGAATGGATCTCATGGTGGTGGTTCTGAATACACAACTGGAGTAACAACAAATGGTACTCCAGGGTCAAGTGGTGCTTATACTCAAATAGTAGTAGCTCTAGGTGCTCCAACACTATATTATTATTGTACTAATCATTCTGCTATGGGTTGGACGGCTAATACGCTAGGTGCAGTTTCAATAGTAACAACAACTGGAGCACCCGTAACCACTGTTGTTGGTACAACAGCGTTAGGTTCAGAAACTGCTATAGGAGGAGCAACATTTGGTGTTACATTAGCAGCGGCACAAACAACACTATCGAGTGTTGTCACAGTGGCACAAAGTGTGGTATTCTTAACGGGAGTTAGTGCCTCTGGTGCTACTGGTGAAGAACAAGTTTATAGCTTAATTGAACCCACTCAAGAAGCAAATTGGATTGAAAGGGCAGCGTAATGGCGACATATGTTAATAATCTTAGATTAAAAGAAATAGGAACTGGTGATGAATCGGGTACATGGGGTACATCGACAAACACAAACCTTGAACTTATTGGTGAAGCATTAGGTTTTGGAACTGAAGCCATCACTACAAATGCAGATACACATACTACAACCATAGCAGATGGTTCAGCGGATGCAGGTAGAGCTTTATTTCTTAAATACACTGGTACATTAGATTCTTCGTGTACAATAACTATCGGTCCAAACACACTTAAACGATTCCACATTATTGAAAATGGAACGGGTGGGTCACAAAATATTGTAATTAGTCAAGGTAGTGGAGCCAATATAACTATCGGTCCTGGAGATGCTAAAGCAGTATATTTAAATGGAGCAGGCAGTGGAGCCGCAGTTATAGATGCTTTTGTAGATTTAGATTTATCTGGTGGTGCGGTAAACGTAAGCACAATTAAAACAAACTCTGGTGATATGACATTGGATTCTGCTGCGGACATTATTCTTGATGCTGATGGTGCAGATGTAGTATTTAAAGATGGTGGTACAGCAATAGCAACACATACAAACTCATCAGGTGATTATATCGTTAAAACTAACGTCAACGATAAAGATTTTATACTAAAAGGTACAGACGGTAATTCCGAAATAACTGCACTTACTATAGATATGTCTGGTGCAGGAGCAGCGACTTTTAATAATGATGTTACTGCTTTTTCTGATAGACGATTAAAAACAGATATAGAACCAATAACAAATGCTTTGCCTAAAGTTATGCAAATGCAAGGTGTGTATTACAAAAGAAACGATATAGAAGACGCTAGAGAACAAGTTGGTGTTATAGCACAAGACATGGAAGCGATTGTGCCAGAGGTTGTATTAACAGCCGATGATGATATGCAAACAAAGTCAGTAGATTATGGTAAAATAACAGCAGTGTTAATCGAGGCAGTAAAACAATTAAATATTGAATTACAGACTTTAAAACAACAAATCAATAATGGAGCTTAATATATGGCTATTCCAAGTTCTGGACAGTCTTTATCTTTTTCGGCATTGAGAACTGAATTTGTAGGTGGTTCTAGTGCTATACCATTAGGTTCATTGTATAGAGGTGGTGATAATGTTCTGGCAAAAGCTGGTAATAATAACGCAACAAACCTTGCGGCAGATGTTCCAACAAGTGGAGCGTTAGATGCTAGTGATTATTATACTCAAGCTAAAGGTTTTACTTTTACTTATTCTTCAAATGCTACTGACCAAAACGCCTCTACCATTTTTGGTAGTGACTATACTGTAGACTACCCTAAAAATATAATTATACCCGCTCCTATTACAATTGGCTCAGCTAATACAGCAGAGTATGGTCTAGAGCTAGATGCCCCTGCTTCTGGTACTATTACGATCACGAACAATGGTACAATAATTGGAGCTGGAGGTGCCGCTGGGACGGCTGGTGCTGCTGGGTC